GGGGGGGCGGGGGGGGGGGCGGGGGGGGCCCCCCCGCGGGCCGGGCTCGGGGGTCCGGGCGCCGGGGGGGGTCGCCCCGGGGACCGGGTTCGTCAAGGTCGGCGACCACGCCGAGGAGGAACCGGTCCCCGAGGAGGACAAGCCCGGGAAGAAGGGCAAGTAGCGGCATGGGACTCGGATCTTTCCCCGGGGGCGCGGAGGAGCAGCATGTGGAGGCGAAGCTTCTGCGTCCTTTGACGCAGAACGAGAAGGCCTACGTGAAGGCGCTCCTCGACGAGGCCGCCAGGGCGATCGTCTCCGAGGTGGAGACTCCCGTCGACAAGTGGTCGGAGGAGTTCACGGCCAGGGCCGGCGACGTCCAGGCGGCGCTCGTCGCGCGAAGGCTGCGCAATCCCGAGGCGTCGATGAGATCCGAGTCAGACGGCCAATACCGCTACTCCTACGACACGACGAACACGGCCGGCGACATCGAGCTCACGGACCGTGACAGGCGCAGGCTCGGCTTGAGGCCCGGCTTGTTCTTCCGGCAGCCCCAATACGGGGCGCCGGGAGAGCGATCCGTCTTCACCCCGAGGATCGAGACGGGCAGAGGGGGCTTCTTCCAGTGAGTCTCCTCGACGGCCGCTCGGAGGTCACCGTCCACGTCCCCGTCATGGGCAGGGACGAGTTTGGGACGCTCCGGCAGGTCTCGTCGGAGCCCGTCCGGGTCCGGTGCACTCCCCAGTGGTTGACGTCGAAGGACGCCGGCGACGTGGAGATGGCGCCGGGGTCGACGCTGCGGGTCATCGCCCGCGACTGGCCTGGCCAGGCCGGGACCGTGTTCGACTGGCACGGGGATCGGTTCGAGCAGGCGGGTCCGGGCAAGCGGATGTACGGGTCGCCTCGTACCGCGCACTGGGAAGTGCTGGCGAGGCATGTGGGGAGGATCGAGGGGAATGGCTGACGGCGTGAAGATCTACCCGTGGTGCGAGAACACCGCGGCGAACCTCGCGCACGACGCGCCCGAGATGATCCTCGCCGCCGAGCAGCTGAAGGGCTTCGTCCTGGCCATGGCGGCGATCCACAACAAGACCGGGAACTACATCGGCAAGATCGTGATCCGCGGTGGCCGGAAGGACTGGCACGTCGTGGCGACGGATCCGGCGGCGATGCACATCGAACTCGGGCACAGGCTGTCCGGGAACCGGGGGCACGGCAAGGTGGACCGGACGGTGGGGCGCCGCACGGAGATCCGTAACGGGGGGCAGTGGGTGCAGGGCTTGCACATCATGCGGAACGCGGCGATCGCCATGAGGAGGGTGCACGCCTGATGCCTGTAGACAGCGTGGAATCGCTCCTGTGCGGCTTCCTGCCGGGCGAACTCGACGGGATGCTGGTGCAGGTGGCGCCGGACCGTTCCTCCTACGCGAGGGACCGTTTTGTGACCGTGAGGGCCACTGCGGCGAACCCGATCCGCGGCGGCCGCGCGGTCGAGTGGGTGACCGACTTCGACCTGTTCGACAAGGACAGGGCGAAGGCCTTCGACACGGCCTACCGGATCCTCACCAAGATCCGGACGGCCGTCGAGGAATCCCGGCTCGCACCCGTCACGTCCTTCTCGATCGTGTCGATGCCGATCGTTGTGGCCAACAACGGCGCCTCGCAAGAGCACGCAGTAGTCTCCTTCGCGGTATCCCTAATCGCGAGAACGAGACTGGACAGGTAGGGAACAGACAGAAAGGGGAACGCCTGACATGGCTTCCAAGAACACGATCATCCCGGGCGTCGGATGGGTCCTCGTCGGCGACGTGGACACCGCGACGTTCGACATCTCCAAGTTCGACGTCACCAAGCAGGAGACCTTCACCGGCTGGACTTGGCTCGGGTCGACGTCGAAGGAGAACGCTCCCGAGCTCTCCAAGGACGGCGGCGAAGTCAAGGTCCGCGGAACGTGGGACGACCCCGCGGAACGCACCGAGGTGTCCGCGATCAAGTGGACCCTCAAGCTGAACTCCGTCGAGGTCACCCAGGCAACCATGTCCCTCGCCTTCCCTTCGGGGTCGTGGGACGACGGCACGAAGTCTTACAAGGCGAAGGCCGCATCGGGCACGGTCTCCAAGGCGCTCTTCGTCATCATGAAGGACACGGAGAACGGACTCGCGGGCATCTACCTGCCCAACGCGTCCATCACTCTGGGCGACGCCCCGAAGGTGGATCCGGAGAACTTCTTCGAGATCCAGCTGTCGGCCTCGGCCCTGTCCTCGAAGCAGGACGGGACCGCCATCCAGTTCTTCACGCCCCGCAAGGCCGGCTGAGAACTCGGAGCACGACTCGGGAAGCCGGGCCGGCGCCTACTCCACGGCCCGGTTTCCCGTGAAACACACTTTTACCGGAGTAGGGGAAAAGGAGTAGGAAACCATGGCCGAAACCAGAGAAATCCCCAAGGAGACTGGGGCGGCGGAACCCGAGGAAAACAAAACCCAATTCCAAAGGCTTGCGGAACGCCCCGAATACAGGGAAGTCATCCCGCCCTCCGCGCTCTCGCCCGCCCACGTCATGCGCCTGGACGCCATCCTCATGAAGGCCTCCGGAGCCGACGCTGAAGAACTCGCAGGGAAAGGCCTCGAAGCCGCGATCACCCCCGACACGCTCTACGCGCTCGCAGACGTCTACGAGTGGGTGCGGGACAACGCGGCGCTGCGCCCCACGGACTTCGACGCGCTCTTCCGCGGCCACCCCAACTCGGGGATCGAATTCGCGATGCTGTACGCGGGCGCCGTGGGGGAATTGGGAGCCTGAGGCGTGTCGTGCTCTCCACCCCCAACCTGGCCGGAGACCTGTGGGCTCTCTACCGGTTCGAGGTATCAATGGTCGACTCTCCCGAAAGGTACCTTCTCGCGAGGCAGCTCGTGGAAAGGCTCGGCTGGGAGCGTGGATCTCTGGTGCGTAAGGACATGTGGGAGGACAACCGGTGGAAGGACTGGGGGCCGGAGGCTACCGCCCTGGCGACGGTAGTCGAGGAGATACGCATGCTTCGGGCGGACCTCCGGGGCGTTCTCGGAGGCAAAGAGGACGAACTGGAAGTCAACGCCTACGAGGGAAGACCGGGAGTCGAAGTGAAGGACGAGTCGACGCCGAAGACTCTCACTGAAGCCTTCGATAGAATGGGCGTAGTCACACACTAAAAGGGAAGGGGACGTCGGGTATGGCGGGAATGAAGGGGCGTGTCGGGAGCGTATCCCTGTCGGTCATACCCGACGTCTCCAAGTTCTCCAGGCAGCTGCGCGAGCAGGTGGAGAAGATCCGGCAGCGCTGGAACCGGCGCCCGCCCGAGTTCGATGTCGCGGCCAAGCTCAAGGACGGCACGGTGGAGAAGATCCGCCGCGAAGTCGAGGCGAAGCTGCGGGACGTCAAGGTCGACGTCGAGGCGACTCTCGACAAGTCGTCGTTCGAGAAGGCGAAGACCGAGCTCAACGCGGCGGCGAAGGCAGCGAAGGCGAAGATCAACGTCGAGGCGGAGCTGTCGAAGGCGTCGGTCGCGAAGGTCAAGGCGCAGGCGGAGGCCGCGTTCAAGTCCGTCCGGCCGAAGATCCGGGTCCGCACCGAACTGGACAAGCTGCGGGACGCCCGCAAGCAGGTCGAGGGCGACACGTGGTGGAAGTACGTCGGCGCCGTCTTCCGGCCCGGATCCCTGGACCAGTTGAAGGCCGCGTTCTTCAGGGCGTTCCCCGACCTGAAGATGTGGATATGGCCCCAGATCGACACCGCGTATCTGGGGAACCTCGCCAAGACCGCCAAGGCGCACTTCCAGAAGGCCTGGAATTCCTCGAAGGCGTTGAAGGCGAGGGCGGAAGTCGTGGCGCATTGGCGCCGCACCGACCTGTCGAAGTCTCTGACGCCGATCAAGGGCCTCGTCGAGGCCACCTGGAAGGGGTCCGGGAACAGCGTCGCCCGCCGCTTGATGACCACGCTGGGCACCCTGACCGTCACCATGTGGGGGGTGTTCTCGGCGACGTCGATCGGCAAGGCGATCGGCTCGGTGAGGAAGGCCGTCGGCGCCGCGGGCGCCTTCGTCTTCCGGGCGGGAGTCTCCCTCACTGGAGGCGTCGGCAGGCTCCGTCGCGGACTAACGGGGATGCTGGGCCGCGTCGGCCGCGGACTCGGGATCAAGATCCCCGCGAGGGTGACGATGGACCTCGCGAAGGCCGGGGCCTCCCTGAAACGCTCGGCGTCCTCGCTCGGCCGCGGCGCGAAGGATGTCATCGGCGGGTCCCTGAGGGGCTTCAAGCTCGGGACCACCCTCCCGGTGCGGGCGGTCTGGAACTCGCGGGCGGCGCAGGCCACCAGGTCGAAGGCCGGGGCGTTCGCCAAGGCGATGGCCAAGCGGGCGCCGAAGGCCTGGAACATCGGGTTCAAGATCGCGAAAGCACCGATCACCGCGATGAACAAGCTCGGCCTCAACAAGACCATCCTGTGGAAGCTCCAGGTCAAGGTCCTGGAGGCCATGCGCGTCTTGAAGAAGTTCGCGTCCTGGACGAAGAGCATCCTGTCCGGGTCGATGAAGATCTCGATGGGCGCCATGACGCTCGGGCCGCTGATCACCGGCATGGGGCACCTGTCGGCGGCCGCGAAGTCGATCGCCCCGTCGCTGGCCCCCGCAGTCGGGATCATGTCCGCGTTCGCCGCGGGCGCCGGCGTTGCCGCTGTAGCGCTCAAGCAGTCCTCCACCTACCTGAAGGACCTGGAAGGCCCGCTCAAGCAGGTGCAGAAGGGGATCGAACTCGCGTTCTGGTCGAAGGCGAAGGCGCCGATCCTGGAGAACTCGAAGAAACTGATCGGCGAGCTCGGACCCTCGATCTACAAGCTGTCCGGGGCTATGGGAGGCGTGTTCGCGTCGATAGCCTCCGGAGCCGGGAAGGCCTCCGGGTCGTTCAAGACGATTCTCGGCAACGCCACGGTCGGCTTCCAGAACTTGTCGCCCGCCATGGAGAAGATCGTCCAAGGGTTCGCGAGGTTCGCGGCGGCCGGCTCGAACTTCTTCCCGGCCTTCGGAACCTGGATCGACAACGTGGCGTCGAAGTTCAACGCCTGGCTCGACAGGATCGAAATGTCGAACGCGGGCGGGATCACAGGGTGGATGCAGAACGGGATCAACGCCGCCAAGCTCTTCTTCAAAGTGCTCGGAGACCTCATGTCGATCTTCGGGTCCGTGCTGAAAGCCGCCGCCGCCGGCACCCAGGGCATGTCGGGGTTCGCGAACACGGTCGCCAACATCAAGGCCGTCTTCAAATCCGACGAAGGCCAGAAGGGCCTGACCGGACTGTTCGCCGGGATCAACCAGGGCGCCTCCAAGGTCGCGCAGGCGATCGGCAGCCTCGTCATGACGTTCGTCAACTCGGGGCCGCTCTTCGGCCAGGTCATCGGCCAGTGGGGCTCGATCATCGCCACGGGGATCGGAACCATCACCGGGATCCTGCAGAACCCGAAGATCCAGTCCGCGCTCCTCGCCCTCGTGCAGGGCTTCGGGGCGGTCGTCACCGCGGTGGCCCCGGCGGTCCAGACCTTCGCGGTCGGCCTCGCCCCCGTCTTCCAGAAGCTCGGGGAGACAATGACCACCCTGGCGCCGGCGATCGGCCAGATGGCCGGCATGTTCGCCCAGCTCGCAGGCATCACCTTCCAGGCGATCGGCGACCTCGCCGGCCCGCTCCCCCCGCCGCCCGTCTCCCCGCTGAACGCGAACCTCCCGTCGCTGATC